GGAAAAACACAGCTTCAAACAGATAACGAAGCTGATTCTGAAGCACAACTTAAAATGGCCTGGTTATGTTTCAATAAATTTAATTTTTCAAAAGTCGAGAAAAAAGCGAAAACAAAAGCAACATCGGACTTAAAAGCGAAGCTACAGAAGGCAACTGACAGTACTTCAAAACTTAAGTCAAAGAGAAAAACGAGTTCACCTGATGATGCTATGAATGAGAGTTTTTCTGGATTCAAGAGAATACTTTAATTAACAAACTAAAAATTATAGATAATGGCGATTAATGGATTGCAACTTTATAAAACTAAATGGCACTCTGGATTAACAGAGCAAAACCATTTATCAAGAGCGTTTCTTTCAGAACCTCATACTATGTCAACAGTTGTTTCTAGGATTTTCGGAGCTCAAGGAGCTAACCCTTTACAGTACTTAACGTCTGGTATGGGTAGATCTTCTGAGATCGGAAACAGAGAATACGACTGGATGTTACAAGGTGATGATGAAAAAGCGATTGAAGTAATTGGGAACCTTGGAGATGGTGGAGTTACACCTGGTAAATACGGACAGACTTTCAGAGTAAAGTTTGCTGAAAAATGGTTCGCAAGACAAGAAGTACTAGTAGCAGATGATAGAGCTTATAGAGCTAGAGTTATGGAAGATCCAACTTTTGATGGATCTGCATGGGTTTATGTTTTAAAGTTAACTAACCCTGACACTAATGCTTTCATGGACCCTACTTTGATTACTGCAGGAAAGCAGTTCTCTAAAGAGTATACTACTGTTCCTGAATTCTCTACTGGAGGTCAAACTCACTTCTCAGTGCCGTTCAAAATGAGAAACCACATGACTACTTTAAGAAAGTCATACATGGTTACTCGTTCTGCTGCAACTGATGTATTAGTAATTCAATTAGCTGATCCTGAAAATCCAGGACAAACAACAACTACTTGGACAAGATACGCAGAGTGGGAAGCGATGGCTCAGTGGTACAGAGAATTAGAAGCATCTTTATGGTATTCTACTTTTTCTTCTAATGCTAAAGGAGTTACTTCTATGGAAGGAGATAACGGAAGACCTGTATATGAAGGAGCTGGTATCAGAGAGCAAATTGCTTCTTCTAACAAAAGAGAGTACACTGAATTAACTGAAGAAGTTATTAGAGACTTCATGATTGATTTATCTTACAACGTAACACCTGAATCTTCTAGAGAGTTTATGGCTTTCACAGGAGAATATGGATTTGCTGAGTTTGATAGAGCAATGAAGGCTGCTAGTGCACAATATCAGTTAGTTGATTCTGTATTCGTTACTGGATCTGGTCAAAACTTAAACTTAGGTGGACAGTTCAAGACTTATGAAGGACTTAACGGAACTAGAATTACTCTTAAGCACTTACCGTTATATGATAACACAGTAAGAAACAGACAGTTACACTGGAAGACTGGAAGACCAATCGAATCTTATAGATTTACTATTTTAGATTTCGGTGTTAACGGTGGAGAGTCTAACATTCAAAAGGTTTACAAAAAGGATTCTGAGCAGATTCTATGGCATACTGCTGGATCTATCGATCCTTATGCGAACCCTGCGAAATCTGTTAATACTATGAGATCTGATAACAAAGATGGTTATTCAGTTCATATGTTAACTGAGTGTGGTGTAATGATTAAAAACCCACAAGCTTGTGGAGAGTTAATTTGTACTGCAGTTAAATAGATTATTTTTTTTATATTTAATTAGAGGGTAATCATTAAGGTTACCCTCTTTTTAACCTCAAAATTATGGTAACAGAAAGAATTATTAAGATTAAGCCTATTTCTAGAGATAGTTGGGCAGGGATGAACAGATTCCCAAAATGTAAAGACACTATTGCACCTTTACAAAGAAACGGAGCATATGCAGTAGATCTTGGAACAGAAGAAGACAGAAGAGAGTTAGAATCAAAGCTAGATTTGAATAAAGGTGATTTAAGTCCTTTTTCAAAATGGTGGAGAGACTACGCTGTGCATATTCATGACAAAGAATTACTTTTAGATTTAGAAAATCCTATGGATTATATTTCGTATAAAGTATTGATGGCGTCTCCAAGAGTAGCAGAATCTGATAAAGATGAAGATAGAGTAAAAAAGCCTAAAGCTGAGTATGCTATCTTTAACGAAGAAGAGAAAGCTAAAAGAGCG